TTGGCAAGATGATGGTTGTTGTTGCTAAGAGACCATCTATTGATAATGAGATGCGTGGTCAGTTTGATGACGTGCTCGGTATTCAGTTGCTTCGCAACAGGTTCGCATTACTTGCGATGGAAGCAGCGGAAAAATCCGTACAGGCACCAATTGTTCTACCATCAGATGTCAATGAACTTGAAATGGGTGGCGATGCGGTTATCCGTACTGCTAACCCTGCAGGTGTACGCCGTGTTGACCTTAACATTCCACCTGGAGCATTTACTGAACAAGCGTTGCTTCAGCAGGAACTACGTACAGGAACACGTTATCCAGAGGGACGTACTGGAAATATTGATGCCAGCATCATCACGGGACAAGGTGTGCAGGCACTTATGGGAGGCTTTGACACACAGGTCAAGTCTGCTCAGGCTATCTTTGCTTCAGCACTACGAGATGTTATCTCGGTCTGCTTTGAAGTTGATGAAAAGTTTTTTGATTATGAAAAGACTATCCGTGGCGTAGATGCTGGTAGCCCATACCAGATTACGTACAAGCCAGCAAAAGACATCAAGAAAGACTACTCAGCCGATGTCAGATACGGAATGCTTGCTGGTCTTAACCCAGCACAAGGTCTTATCTTTATGCTACAAGCACTTGGTGGCGGTTTGATTTCTACAGATTTGGCTATGCGTGAGTTGCCATTTGGTATCAACGTGACACAGGAACAAGAAAAGATTGAGATTGAGAATATGCGTAAGTCGCTAGTTCAATCTCTACAAGCCTATACACAAGCCATCCCACAGATGGCTGTGCAGGGTGGGGACCCATCAATGGTAATCAAGAAGGTCGCTGATGTCATCAAGGCACGTCAGAAAGGCGTAAGCATTGAGGATGCAGTTGAAGAAGTCTTCGCACCAGAATTACCTCCTGCTGGCGCTCCAATGGTTGAGCAACCGTCCCCTGCTCCCGCTGCGTCAGTAGGAGGCGCAACTCCACCATCACTACAGACTTTGTTATCTAGTCTCAGTGCTGGAGGAACGGCAAGTGCAAGCGCTAGAACTGCTATTCGGAGGTAGTTATGCCACCGCGTAAAAAGAAACCACAGCCACGCAAACCTCGTACTGTTGCCAATGAGGAACATACTGAGTTAGAAATGTATTGCATTTGGCTTAATGAGTATTACAAGTCTTTGCTTAAAGCAGGATTTAAGAGTGAGTTAGCCTTAAGTTTTGTTATGGACAAGAGTTCATATCCTAACTGGGTTAACTATAAAGCACCTACTGAAGATGAAATTAAAAAATATCTAGATGAAGAGGACGAAGACTAATGGCAGATATTAGAGAAAAAGTATCTGGAATTGGGTCTATGTCTGAACGCACTGACCTAAATGTTTCTTCACAACCAACTCGTTATATTTCAGGTTTGCCGTATGGTCAAGGACAAGCAACCTATGAACAACAGGCTGCTGCTCCTATGGCTGTTAATCCTCTTGCAGAGGTTGCATCTGATGTAACACCTATTACTGCAATGACTCAGCGTCCAGAAGAACCTATTACTGCTGGAATTGATATTGGTCCTGGTCCTGGCTCGGAGGCTATGCCGCCTATGCCAACGCAACCACAACCATCATTGGCTGATACATTCAATCAACTTATTAAATTTGACCCTAGCGGAGAAGCGGAATTAATTTACAGACGACTTGTTGATGAAGGATACTAATGGCGCAAACAGTAAATTACATTGTAGCCAAAACAAGTCCCAATTTATATGCAGCAGCAAAACAGGCTAACCTTAACCAGACTCAAGTAAATCAGATTGAGCAATACAGTTGGACTGTTGATAAGAATAAAAATCTTCTGCGTATGCCAGTTGAGCGTGCTAGAGAACAGTTTAATTCTTTAGATAAAGAAGTTCAGGATATGTTGAGATTTCTTTATCCTGATGCTGACTATGCTAAAGCAGCCCCTGATGCTGGAGACAAACTACTCGGTCTTGTTAAGGGTGGATTAAAAATAGCAGCCAGCCCTTTGATTGGTATTTATAAGGCTGCTGGTACCTACGGCAGAGCAATCAATGTTCCATACTTAATGGGTCGTCAAGCAGCACAAGGTGAAGAATTTTTTAGCAAGCAGGTATTTACAGATGCTTGGGACGGACGCAGAGTATTTGATGAAGGTGCTTTGGCTGAAGCAGAAAAAAGTTTTGGCAAAGACAATGTAGCCATTGCTAAGGGATTATTGCAAGGAAAGAAACCTGGCGAGATTATTGAAGGTCAGGGCGCATTAACCACGGAGTTTCTTAATTCATTCTCAAAGGCGTTTAATAACGACCAAGAGTTTAAGCAGGTTATGGATGCTGTTAAGTATGCTCAGGTATCACCTGGTCGTGATTTAGCGCGTATTCTTAACAAGCCAGTATCTACAAAGTCTGGCGATTACATTAGCGGTAAAACAAAAAACCTTTCTGGCTTTGTTGACTTTATGTATCAGATTGTCATTGACCCACTTACGTGGGTAACTGGCGGTGCTGCTAAACTTCCAGGTCTTGCTGCTAAAGTAAATATTGGCGACCAGATGGTTCGCAACGTAGAACGCTTTGGAACACTAGGCGTCAAGAAATCTTTTGAAGAATCACCAGCACTACGCAATCACTGGGATAAAGAAATTGGTCCTATGATTAAGCGTCTCGGTGACTCTAAGAATCTTGCAGAAGAAGCACAGATTATCCGTGAAATTGGCACCAAGTATGCTGGTCACGAAGATACTGAATGGCTACAACTGCTTAAGCGAAACAGAATTTACAATGCTGATGCTGCTGTAAAGTACTTTGGTGATAATACAGAATCTGCTATCAATCTACTTGCAGGACGTGTAGAAGGTACACAGTATTTCCGTAATGGTGTTGCTACTGCACGTAACCAGCGCCGTCTTGATTTTGGTATGGGACGCTTTGTTGACGGAATCTTTAATCCAGTAATGGCACGTGAGGACGTTCTTAAACAAGGTGAAGATGTCTGGACTAAGTTAAATAAACTTGGCGATGAGGGTACTAACTATGTTAGCCCTGAAGTAGAAGACATCCAGAAGTTTGTTAAGAAGATGACCTTTACTGAAAAGATTGGTCAGAAGTTTGCACGCAACCCACAGGGTCGTGCTATCAATATTGGCAAAGACGCTATTAAAACAGCAGCCAATTTCCGTGATACTGCACGTCAAGTTTTGCCACGTGACCTAGCGGATTTCGTAACATTAAAGTTTATTAATGCAGATACCAACGACCAAGTTGCTGTAGTACGCAGTCTTTACTACGCAATTATGCAGCGATATGGCATTGATGGTCATCCTAAAGGTAAAGAAATTATAGAACAGGAACTAAAGTCACACTTTGGTTCTAAAGAAGGCTTGGCAATTACAGAAAAACTGGAAGTGCCTGAGCAGTTTGTTCCCGAACTTGGCAAGACTGGCTTGAAGTTGTCAGATGAAGGAGCGTTTTATGACTCTTCTGGCATTATTCATCCATTCCAAGAGGCTAAATCTATTGCCAACTTGAACTATGTTCAGTTAGCACAGTTGTCTTATGAGGCTAAAACTAAGAGCAGTGTCATTATGGCTGTTGGTAAAGGTGCTGGTCAGTCAAAGTTTGCTTCTGATTTGGTAAATGCGTGGACAATTCTTACTCTGTTCCCTCGTCTGGGTGTGCGAAGCGCAATTGACGAAGGTGTTATGTACATTCTTGCTGCACCTGTCCGTGATATTTGGAACACAATCCTTCCCCGTTACGCGGCAAAGGGTCGTGATGCTGGAAAAATTGCATCAACTGTCACTGGTTCTAAATCAGGTGAAGGTTTTAGAGAGTCATTCAAGGGTGCTATTGGTTTAACCCGTGGCTCAGAGCGTATTAGCACTAGAGACCGTTTGCTTATGCGTAGCAATATCGCAAAGAAAAGAAACATTAGCGAAGAACAGGTATCTCAGGCAGAACTTATTACCAATACAACTGATGTTGCTGCCAGAATGATTCCGTCTAGGCTAACTGACCAAGAACTAGATGACCTTAAAGACGCTCTTATTCACAATCAGCACGTTACTAAGGGTATGGCTGGCTCTATGGCAGCCCGTGCTAGCGGTTCTGGCGGATACGCCAATGAAGTTGCAGAAGAACTTATTGACTTTAACAACTATGAAGCATTTCTTAAGGCAGCAGATGTATCTTCTGGTCTTAAGGGTGGTGTAGTAGATACCCGTGACCTTGAGCGTTCACAGATGTTTAATGGACACGCTGTTGCTGGTGTTCACTTTGAGAACTGGGTACGTCGTTTTTACGGCAACCGCCGTATTGTTGTAGGTAGAGATGCTGATACTGGTGTTGAGAAGATTTATAACTTTAACCCAACACAGGCTTTCTTTGAAAACAATGGTCTAAAGACTTCGGATGACTTTGTCAAGGCAAGAGATATGCTGCTTGCTGACATTGGCATTATTAGAGATGGCAAGATTATAGATGAGATTGGCGACGCTGCTGCGTCGGTATCTCCACGTTATACTTACAAAGTAAATGATGCCGAAGCGGTTAAAGATTTCTTACAGATGTCTTCCCGTACTTCTGCTCTAACTCAAAAAGGTTTTGTTGATTTAGATATTGCTCGTGACCAAGTAGAACGTATCTTGTTAGATATGTATTCAACATTCCACGGTAATTCTAAGAAGTTTAATGAGGGACTATTCAATCGTTTATCTGAATCAGTCAAGGGTTACAAGGCTCAAGAGGTAGCAGATAATGTTAAGATTAAGAACCAGTGGAATCTAGCGGCACAGTCACTAAAGTTTGATGAGTTTGTTGACCTAACTAAAGGCTTCCAGCCTTCTGGCAGAATGTATACCTTGCTAGATATTGACGGGTTAGTAGATGTAGAAAGCGCTTTTGCCAAACTTGGCAACAATATGATGGAGATTATGGACCGTCAGGTTACTGGTCTACTCCGTCAGCCAGCAGTTATGACTGCATACTTCCGTATCCGTAACAACTACAGACAGTTCCAAAACCAAGACATTAGAGCAATGGTTAGCCGTCAGATGGAAAACCTTAAAGAACGTGATATTAATCCTGATGCGGTTAAGTATGTTAAGGCAGATGGCACTAAGGTAACTTGGAGAGATGACATCACAGAAGATGTCAGGGAGATAACAGCACGTAAGTATTCAGAGATTGCAATGATGCAGGCTGCAGATACTGTTCTAAAGTTTGCTGATAATCCAAATATCCGCACCAACTTTGCTTTATCTGTGCGTAACGTTGGACGTTTTTACCGTGCTACCGAAGATTTTTGGCGCCGCGTGTACCGCCTAAAAGATGTAAGTCCTAGAGTTCTATATCGTATGCGTCTTGCACATACTGGTATTGACGCAAATGGTGACGTATACGAGGATGCCAATGGCGATGCCTACGTTATGATGCCGATGGATGACGTAATCTTTAAGACTGTTGAGAATGTAACCCGTACTTTGGGTGGCAATACAGCCTTCCAGCAACCATTGTTTAATGATGTAACTCTTAAATTAAAACTTGCTAACCCATCCTTCAGCCCTGATGCTGGTATGCCTACCCTATCGGGACCTATTGCTGCATTGGGCGTTATAACTATGAAGCAACTCCTTGGTGCTACGGGAGTTACTGGCAAGAAGGCTGCTGAAGAACTAGATAACTATGCTCTTGGTTCTATTGGTGAAGGTATGGATATCGTCCGTGCTTTAGTTCCAGCACCACTACAACGTATTTATTCTGCCCTATCTATTGGTGAAAAGAATCGCCAAGAATCTACAGCAGCAATGCAGGCTATTGCCTTTAATGCTGCCTATGGCAACATCCCTAAAGCAACAGATACTGCAGAACAGAAGTACGAATATCTAAAGAATATCCGTATCTCAGCGCACAACATTATGATTATGCGTTCTGTTCTTGGCTTGCTTTCTCCGATTACACCGACCATGCAGGAGAGCAAGGGTGTTCCTGACTACCTAAAGCAGGTAGGAATTACAGGTCTACGACCAGAGTTTTATGATTTAGTGAATGCTATTACCAAGAAGTACGGCGGGGATATTCAAGACCCATACGACTTGGCTGTATCTACATTCGTCGGCAAGAATCCAGGAAAGATTATCTACACAGTATCCCGTGATGAGAAGCAGACAAACGTAGTCATTCAGAAGACTAAAGAAATGAAGAACTGGTATATCGGTAATAAGTCTTTGATTGACAAGTACGGAGAAGCAGCATTTATCTTTGCCCCACAAACAGGTGAATTTGATGCAGCAAGTTATTCTTGGCTAGAGGCTGCAGACTTTATTAAGAATAAAGACCTAGAGAAGTATTACCTAGATGTAATGATTTCTCAGGATAAGCAGGCTTACTTCAATATTGCCCGTGAGGAGAATGAGGCTCTGTCTCAGACAGTTAGCCCATCTGCCCGTAGGTCTATTATTGAGAATGCCACGGCGCAACGTCAGGCTATGAAGTTTGCTAACCCACTATTAGAGTTTGCTATCACTGGTGGTGGCAATGAGATTGCCTCTGAGACTGTTATGTTCCAGTCTATTGAGGATATTCTCCGTGATACTACAGTAGAGATGCCGCCAGCAACACGTGCAAAAATGATGATTGCTGCCTCTCAAATCCGTGACTTCATTAGTTTGGCAACAGACCCACAGTCACGTGAAGCAAAGAACTTTGCGGACATCAAGCGTCAGCGTAAGGCTGATATTGAAGCATTGCTTTCAAATCTTATTGAAGGCGATTTAATTATTAAAGAAGCCAACCGAGCCGTATTCCAGACTATCTTGGATTACTACTCCCGAGACACGTATAGGGTATAAAGTGGCAGAACCAATAAAAATATCTAAACCCAGCAAAGAACAAGAGCGTGCGCTTTCTCTCAAAGGTTCTGACTGGAGACTGGTCTGGGACCCTCAATCAAAAAACTGGAAGACTGTTAAAGTTGGCGAAGTTAAAAGTGCAGATATTACATATGATGACTGGAGAAATGGTCAGACAACCTACACACCAATTACCCCTGGTCGTGGCGGAGCGCTAGATGTTGCAGAACAAACTGCTACTAGAGAAGCAGAACAAGACCCACTATATAAGTATGTTCGTGACTATGCTTTAGAAGTTGTTACTGATGAAAAAACTGGCGAGACTTATCTACGTGGTATTCCTCAAGGCGGAACCACTGCTGTTCCTTTTTATCTTTATCTAGATAGTAAAGGTACTATTAATCTTAGTCAAGACTATAATGCTATTAAGAAAAAAGCCATTGATGACCTTAAGGCTACTAACAAATTAGATGCGTTATTCCAGGAATTATACAATAAGAAAAAGATTTCTAAAGAAACATTTAATTCACGCAATATTCAGTCAACCGATTTTAATGCAGCCCTTTTAGATGCAATCAATACATATTCTAGAGGCGTTATTGGTAATCGTCAGTTTGACCCTACTGCTACTACGGCTCCAGACTTCTTAACATTCTTACAATCTGGTGCAGGATTAAGTGGTGCGGGCGGTGGCGGAGGCGGCGATGAGAATCTACCTCGTCGTGAGTTCCAAGACATTAGCAAGATTGAACTCAATAATTTTATTGACGCAATCTATTTGGAAACTATTGGTCGTAAGCCATCCGAAGAACAGCGCAAAGCAAAACTAAAAGAACTAAATGCTATTGTTAAAAAGGGTATTGTTACTACAACCTCTGTTGTTGGCGGGGAAATACAGACCCGTAGAAAAGGTGGCTTTGACGAACAACAACAGGCTTTAAGATTACAACAAGAACTTAAGACTCAGAATCCACTTGAGTATGAGCGTCGTCAAGCATTTGAGTTTATGGATGAACTTCAAAAGATTATGTCGGGAGGTATGTAATGGCTGAGATAAATGCTTCCAATCCAGCAGTTGCTGAAACTATCCAGATGATTCTTGCTCTTAAGGGCATTGACACCCAGTTAGAGGCTGCGTGGCAGGCTTGGCTCAAGGGTGATATTGATGGAATGTATTCCGCTGTATTAAAGAGTAACTTTTATCAAAATAACAATGCTACAGCCCGTACTCGTTTGCAGGCTAAGACGTCACAGCCTGGTGTTTATGCCGATGGTTTAGATAAGTACAAGTTATCTACAAGAAAGAGCCTTGTTAATTCTGGCTTAAAGATGGATGCTAAATTATTTGAAGGTTTAGCAGCCAAAGCCTATGACTCTGGTATGTCAGAGGACCAACTTAAAGAATTGATTGTTAACTCTGGATTGGTTACTGGATATGGCGGAGAAGTATTAGGTGAGACTTCGGCACTTAAATCATACGCTAACTCATTTGGTGTTGGTAAGTATCTTGATGAAAAGTACTGGGCACAAAAGTCGCAGGATTTATTTTTGGGTAGAACTACAACTGAAGACATTGAAGATGAAGTTCGTAATCTTGCAGCCAGCGCATTTCCTGGTTACTCAGACCAGATTAAGGCTGGCATATCTGTAGATTCTTTGGCTTCGGCTTACAAAGGTGCTATCGCTAGCGTTCTTGAAAAAGATGCAGACTCAGTTACATTTGAAGACCCACGTTTACGTGCTGCTCTACAGTATGTAGGACCAGATGGTAAGCCAGCAGTAAAACCATTGTGGCAGTTTGAACGTGAACTACGTATGACTCCTGAATGGGAATTGACGAACAATGCTAGAACTACAGTAGATAACCTTGCTTACAAGGTACTAAGTGATATGGGGCTTGTCTAGTGGTAATGAGTATACTGCAGTGGGAAAACTTACAACAACAGTTGCCACCAGAGGATAGAATGTCTTATGGTGAATATCTATCATCTCTTTCGCCAGACTATGCTGCTGATGCCGCCGCATCTGCTACTGCTGGTGAAAATGCACTTGCAGAAGCAGACCGTCTAGCCCAATTAGCAAAAGAAACCGAAGAGAAAGCAAGAATTCAGGCTGAACTTCAAACTTCAGAAGCCGCTAGACTTGCAGCCGAAGAAGCATTAAGGCTAGCAAAAGAAGCAGCAGATAAAGCAGCAGCCGAAGCGGCTAGAATTGCAGCAGAAGAAAAGGCTAGACTAGAAGCACTTCTTGCAAAGGCTAAAGCAGATGCGGATGCTGCTGCTGCTGCGGCAGCAAAGGCTGCACTTGATGCTCTTAATAGAGCAAATGCAGCCGCAGGTAATATTAATACTGCTGGCAATGTTTATATGCCAGGAACTCCAGCAGCAGGTGGTATGGGTGCTGCAGATATTCTTGCTAGACAATATGCAGAACAACAGGCAGCCCGTGAAAAAGAACAGGCTATGCAACGCCAGTCCATTATGGATGTTCTTACAGATAGATTTACACGCTATAACTTAACTGGTCTTATTCCTACAATTAAGCGCCTTGCTCAAGAAGGCGCAACGGAATCAACAATTACCCTTGCTTTGCAGGAAACAGAAGACTATAAGCGTCGCTTCAGGGCTAATGAAGCACGTATGAAAAAAGGTTTGCAGGTTCTTACTCCTGCTGAGTATCTCAATCTTGAAGATGGCTATCGCCAGACCCTTAGAGCATATGGATTAAATCAATTTGATACAGATGATTATGTTAGCCAGTTTATTGCTAATGATATGTCTGCTGCTGAATTATCTAATCGTGTAGTTACTGCGGTTCAACGAGTTCGTAATGCTGACCCAGCCGTTGCTGCAACACTACGAGATTACTACGGCATTGGCGCTAATGACCTTGTTGCCTATGTACTAGACCCAGGTCAACAGTTCCAGAAAATTGAACGTCAAGTTGCTGCATCTGAAATTGGTACAGCAGCACGTCGTCAAGGCATTGAGGCTGGAGTTGGTGTGGCTGAACAACTTGCTGCACAAGGAATTACACAGGCTGAAGCACAGCGTGGTTATGCCACAATTGCAAATGTTCTTCCTGGAGCAGAAAAACTATCTCAACTTTATGGCAGTACCCTTGAAGGGTATGGCTTAGCAGAAGCAGAGCAAGAAGTATTTAACAGTCTTGCTTCAGCACAGCGCCGTCGTCAACGTTTAACTGAACGTGAAATTGCAGAGTTTGGTGGAACCAGTGGTACTGGTAGAAGTTCACTAAGCCAGCAATCAAGAGGGCAATTCTAGAATCCTGACGTGGACCGACCAGCCCCACGCAGTGTATAAGACTGGTAGCAAGAGCCAGCCTACTTTCCCCTGGGTAGACCTGTGGCTTGCGACTAACTACAAATAGAAAGGGTGGTTGCTATGAGCAACAACTACTGGGATGACGAAGAAGACGAAGTAGAAGTACCTGACCATCAGTTAAGCGGTGATGACTTAGTTAAGAAACTAAGAAAAGCCAAGCGAGCCGATGAAAAGCGTATTAAGGAACTGACCGAAAAACTTGAAGGATTCGTCAAGGAAAAACGGGAACAGACCGTCTCTGAAGTCCTAGCAAAAAAGGGAGTAAACGCTAAGGCTGCACGCCTTATTCTGAAAGATGTAGAGGATGCCACTGAGGAGTCTATTGACTCTTGGCTCCGTGATAACGGAGATATTATTGGCTATACCCCACAGGCTCAGAATGAAGATACGCAGCAGAACCTTGCGGCACTACGCCAGCAAGATGTTCTTACCCAAGGCGGACTTACTCCAGACAAACTCGTAGACATTGAAGCGCGTATGGAAAACGCGGAATCAATGGATGATTTGATTCATCTTCTACGAAATTCCTAACCGTTCATAGTCACTGGAGGTGACGCAAAAAAATGTCCAACCAATATACGTCAACCGCGAGCACATCGCTCGGAGGTTCCGTCGGTGGTGCTGGTCTAGTACAGAAGGCGTATGACCGTCTTCTTGAGTTTGCGCTACGTTCTGAACCACTTATTCGTTCAGTCGCAGACAAGCGTCCTGCTAAGCAGGCTTTCCCAGGTTCAACCGTAGTTCTACAGAAGTACGTTGACCTAGACCAAGCAACATCAACACTCGCTGAGACAACTGACCCAGATGCAGTTTCTCTAACAACACCAACATCTGTAACTATTACTCTTAACGAGTATGGTAATGCAGTACTCGTAACCCGTGCTCTTGAGTTGTTCTCACTTGCAGACGTAGACCCAGCAATTGCAAATATCATTGCATACAACCTTGCTGATTCTATTGATACTGTAGCAATGAACACACTCGGCGCAGGTTCAAACGTTCTATACGGTGGCAACGCAACATCAACTGCAACTATTGATGCTGCTGACACCATTGATTCCGCAGACATTCGCCGCGCAGTTGCAAAACTCCGCGCCAATAAGGCTAAGGCACGTCGCGGTTCCCTATACTGGACAGGTATCCACCCAGAAGTTTCACACGACCTTCGTGCAGAAACTGGAAATATGGGCTGGAACTTCGTTCACGCTAATACTTCACCATCTGTTGACAAGATTTGGGCAGGCGAAATCGGAGATTACGAAGGCGCGTTCTTCGTTGAGTCACCACGTCTTGCTAACTCTAAGTCAGGTGCAGACCAGTCTGCTCTTGCCACAACTACACCTACTGTAAATGGTACCTCTGGTGGCTTTACAGTCGGCGTTTCTTCTACTTCAGTAATTGCAACACGCTCTGAAGTTGGCGACAAGATTGCTGCAACAGGTATTGCTTCTGGTACCAAGATTACTGCTATTAGCACATCTGGTTCAACCACAACTATTACTGTAGATACAGCATTTACTGCTGCAGTTACAACTACTCTCACTGTTACACCAGTAACCCGTGTGTTTGACACAATCGTCTGCGGACAGCAAGCACTTGCTGAGGCTGTAGCCGAAGAACCACACATCGTTATCGGTAACGTAACTGACAAGTTGATGCGCTTCCGCCCAATGGGCTGGTACGGCGTACTTGGCTTTGCCATCTATCGTGATGAAGCGTTGTATCGCATTGAAACTGGTTCATCAATCGCTGCTCTCTAGTTGATTGACTGTCGGGCAGAGCCTTGAAACTCTGCCTGATGGTGAGTTCATTAGGAGGACTTATGACTGAATGGAACTTTAAGACACCAACGGTGCTAGAAGGTCCCGCAGGTGGCGCACGTCTATTTTACTTTTACAAAATAGACCGTGGCATAACCATTGTCAGAGACACTGATGGTGACTATGCACAGATACGTTATCCACAAGATAGTGACCTACTCAACTATCCAGTTGTTTATCGGGGCGGATATAACTACACAGTAGATGATGCCACTAAAGCATCACTTATTGCTGGCGGTGTAGGCGTAACTGAAGAAAACTTTACTGCCGTATGAAGCATTGGGAATATCATCCTGAGTATGTAGACGGCTGTTTTGGATGTAAGGGTTTATCTGTCCAGATGAATGCTGGTGATGCAGATAGCCGTAAAGCAATGACTAACAAGTCATTCAACAAAGAATTGGATGCCTATAAAGAGGCTAGGGCACAAGGTATCCAACCTTCTGGAACTTCAATGGCGAAGATTCAGGAAGCAGTAAAGGCTAGTGAGACATTAGGTAAAGCCTATGACGCTGGCAAGATGCCACCAGCCAAACACATCAATAAAAAATCAGCAGCGGTAATGAAAGAACTAGGAGTATAGATATGCCAATGGTAAACGGAAAGAAGTTTCCTTACACAGCAAAGGGCAAGAAGGCAGCCAAGTCTTACGCTATGGGCGAGAAGATGGAATCAAAGGCTGAGAAGAAGATGGAAATGAAGATGGGCGCTAAGAAGATGGCAGCCAAAAAAATGAAGAAGGCTGCTCCTAAGAAGAAGAAGAAATAACTATGGCAGGCAAAACACGCGTAGGTCAAAGCAAGTCAACTCTTGCTCGTTATATTCAGAATGTAGCAAAAGAGTATGCTCAATGGAATGAAAGCGGAAGAACAGATTCAGAGGCTGGACAGTTCTGGGGAGCAGTTCTACAAGGACGTCGCTATGACAAAAAGGGCAAGCAGAAGTGAAGGCAAAAAAAGGAATGGGTTTCAAAGCAGCCCAGAAATCAATTGCCAAAAAGCAGGGTATCTCCGAGGAGCGTGCAGGAGCAATCCTTGCGGCTGGTGCTCGGAAAGCCTCAGCAGCAGCCAAGAAGAAGAACCCAAACCTTAAGAAGGTTAAGGGTAAGGCTAAGAAAAAGTAATGTCTTCGGGCAAATACAAACCGCATCGCGGATTCAATCCTGTGCAAATCAAAGATGGCTACGTGGTGCGGTTAAACAAGAATGGAACAGTAAGAGCAGTTCTAGGAAAGTATGGGGAATATGGCAAGCAAAGCGGACCCAAGGCTTAAGAGGGCTGGTGTATCTGGTTTTAATAAACCAAAGCGTACGCCTAACCATCCAACTAAAAGCCACATAGTAGTTGCCAAGTCAGGCGACCAAGTCAAGACAATCCGATTCGGTGAGCAAGGGGCTAAGACAGCAGGTGCTCCGAAGGCTGGAGAGTCAGACCGTATGAAGAAGAAGCGTGCCTCTTTTAAGGCACGTCATAGTAAGAATATTGCTAAGGGCAAGATGAGTGCAGCCTACTGGGCAGACAAGGTGAAGTGGTGAAGAAAGCATTCTGGGATAAGAAGAACCCAAAAAAGACATCTAAGAAATTAACACCAGCACAAAAGGCTGCAGCAAAAAAACGTGCTAAAGCAGCGGGACGTCCATACCCCAACCTTGTAGATAACGCAGCAGTACTAAAGAAGAAAGGCAAGTAATGGCAACGGGCACAGCAGGTAGTTCATTTACTAGCGAGTTAAATAGGCTTGCTAATGGTGGGACATATCCAGCAATTGCAGACTATGTAGCACCAGTTCAGGCTGCTAATGAGTATGCAGGCACTACTGGATTAGCGCTGCTTGGTGCCTTAAATAAAGCCGCAGATGCTAACCGCCAACCAGTTGATTACAAAGCACTGGGCGGAATCTGTAATGAACTTGCTGGGACAACAGACCTTTCTCCTACTGACGCTTTAAGGAGCATCAACCTATGACATATACCTTGGCTCAGATGATGGACGAAGTCCAAATTAACCTTTCTGGATATACCTATCAGCAAGACCGCTCTACATATTTGACTACTGCTGTTACTACACTTACTTCCCCTAGTTCTTCGCCGCTAATTCTTAGCCTAGGTTCTACACAAGATGTAGGCAAAGGCGTTATTGAGATTGATAGTGAATTGCTATGGGTAGACTCAGTAGACCGTGTTGCTAATACTGCAACTATTTCACCATACGGACGTGGCTATCTAGGCACTACTGCTACTACCCACGCTGTAGATGCAAAGGTAACTGTCAGCCCAATCTTCCCACGTAGTTCTATTCAGAAGGCTATTAACGATACTATCCACGCAGTTGGTGGTGCTATCTATGCAACTAAGCAGACTTCCTTTACATACAACGCAGCCATCACTACTTACTCATTTGAAAATCTTAGTATTGAAAATATCCTTGCTATTTCTTGGCAGGACATTGGTCCTACAAAAGAATGGATACGCGTCAAGCGTTGGGACTTTGACCCATTTGCAGATGTAGATACTTGGGGTAACGGCTCACAGACATTGACTATTGGGGATGTAGTTATTGCTGGTAGAACCGTCAAGGTTATGTATGCAACTAGCCCATCTACATTTACTAGCACTAGCCAAGACTACTCTACACAGACTGGACTACCAGAAAGTACTAAGGATGTAGTAATTCTTGGTGCTGCATACAGATTACTGCAATACCTAGACCCAGCCCGTGCTGCTCAGTACAGCCCACAGGCTGATGAGATTGATGCCAAGCGCCCATTTGGCGCAAGCAATACAGCAGTGCGTCAACTATTTGCTTTGTATACACAGCGTCTTAATGAAGAACGCAGCAAGCAACAAAACCAATATCCCCCACGCCTTCACTACAGCGCCCGATAGGAAGATAAATGACAACACGGCAATACTCATCTCGCTCACAGCAGACTACGCTGACTGGTGCCATTACATCTGGCGCTACCTCAATAACAGTTGTGTCAGGTACAGCCCTGCTTGGTGGTGTAACCATTCCTGCTAGTCGTACCTTTACATTGGTAATTGATGTTGACACAGCGCTTGAAGAAATCGTAGATGCTACGGCGGTATCTACTAATACATTTACAATTACAAGAGCCATTGATGGCTCAACTGCACAGGAGCATTCTGCTGGCGCAGTAGTGCGCCATATGGCTATTGGTCGTGACTACCGTGATGCCAACCTACACGCAGAGGCTGATGCTTCTTATAATGATGGTGGCGGTAATGCCCACGCAATGCACGGCATTGCTGCTGGTGAAGGTGTAGTAGTCGGTACTCTCAAGACACAGACTCTTACCAATAAGACTCTTACAGCACCAACAATTTCTGACCCAGTCTTTACTGGAACACCAACTGCTCCTTCTGCCATTGTCTTTGAAGGAACAAACGCAGACCCTTATGAAACTACCCTAACTGTAACAGAGCCTACGCAAGACAATACAATCACTTTGCCTGATACAACAGGCGTAGTTGTTATTGCTACAGCAACCCAGACTCTGACTAACAAGACTTTGACAAGCCCTACTATCTCGGGCAGTCCAGTCATAACTGGTCTATCCAGCGCAGGTATGGTTTCATCCTCTGCTACCCCTAAAGATTATGTAGATGCCATCCTAGGCTCTGCAACTGCTGCAGCAACCTCAGCAGCATCGGCTGCTACCAGTGCTGCCTCTGCCGCTACAAGTGCCTCTAGCGCGGCTACAAGCGCTTCTAACGCCCTAACTAGCGCCAACAGTGCATCTACCTCAGCCACGGCAGCAGCCACCTCTGCAGCCTCTGCAGCGACTTCTGCTACAGCAGCGGCTACTAGTGCTACTAGTGCAGCAGCAAGTGCAACGGCTGCTTCTACCTCTGAGACTAATGCTGCTACTTCTGCTTCATCGGCTGCTACATCAGCCTCATCTGCTTTAACTAGCGCTAACAGCGCCAGCACATCTGCTGCCTCGGCTTTAACCTCGGCTAACAGCGCTGCAACTTCTGCTTCTACTATGGCAGCCAGCGTTGCTGCTGCTGCTACTTCTGCAGCAAGCGCTGCTACTAGCGCATCAAGTGCAGCAACATCTGCATCATCTGCCCTGACTTCAGCCAACTCTGCTGCTGTATCTGCAGCGAGTGCTGCTGCTGCTGTCGCAGCATCCTTTGATGCTAAGGGAGATTTACTAGTAGGTACAGGGGCAGATGCTTTTAGCCCACTAACAGTTTCAACAACTAATGGTTACATTTTGGCAGTTAACTCTGCTACTGCTACAGGACTTGAGTGGCAAGCAGCACCTGCTGGATATACCGCACCAACTATCGGTACTACTGTTATTACCTCTGGCACAACAGTATCTACAATTACAGCAGTTACACTAGATAACGCAACACTATCTGGAACTCTAACTGCATCTGCTTCTAGCGGAACTAACGGACAGTATCTAAAATCAACTGGCACAGGAGTTGAATGGGGAACGGTTCAGGCAGGTAGCCAAGTCAAGATTGATGGTGGTGCGGCATCTACCTATGACTACATTGACTTTATTGGTATGGGTACCAGCACGGCTACAACAGGCACAGTTAATGTATCACCACTAACAGTAACTGATGCTGACCCTGGAAAAAGAATATTTGTTGGAACAACTAATCCTACTTCACCTTCAACTGGCGATGTGTGGATTGATGAATCAGGTTCTGAAGTAGACCTCACTACTATGGTAATAATGGGAGCATACTAATATGGCAGTTAAAAGATATGACGGGTCTGCGTGGCAGACCGTTGCTGGCTTAGGAGCGCAAGGTCCAGCAGCGACATCATCCAGTATTGCAACCTGGGTTAAGACAGCATCAGGTGGTGAAACATCTGTATCTGGTAATGATGACAGCAGCCAGCCATTGTCCTACACAGTAGGTCAGGAATTGGTATTCATCAATGGTGTACTACAGAAGCGTGGCGATGACTACACAGCAACTACTGGCAACAGCATTACTGGGCTTACAGCCTTGACTGCTGGAGATATTGTCAGCGTATGGACAGTCAATGCTTTTAGCGTAACCAATGCTATTAGCAATACAATAATGGATGCCAAGGGTGATTTACTTACGGCGAGTAGTGCAGATGTTCCTGCCCGACTAGCGGTAGGTGCCAATAACACAGTCCTCACCGCTGACTCAAGCACCGCGACTGGGTTGAAGTGGGCTACCCCTGCTGCTGGTGGTAAAGTTTTGCAAGTAGTTCAAGCGACTTATGGAGTTTCAACACAAAGTACTTCAACAACTTGGGCAGATACTGGACTTAGTGCAACCATCACTCCAAGTGCTACAAGTTCCAAAATCTTAGTATTAGTCAATCAACCATTTGAATTGTTCCGTAGCAGTACAGGAGCAGGCGGTGGAATCCGTTTATTGCGCGGTTCAACTTTTATATGGGGCGATGAGGCTGCAAATAGTGGTGGTTCTTTGTATTCAAGTGCTGGCGGTTCAACAAGTAGACAAGTAAATTATTACCATTCGTTTTCTTATGTTGATTCACCTTCAACAACATCAGCGACAACATACAAAACACAATTATCTGTTAATGATACGAGCAACAGTGGTAGAATGACTGTGCAATATATATCAAATGATTCTTCAATTATTTTGATGGAAATAGGTGCATAATGAATACTAATAAAATTGGCAATGGTTTATTTGAACTTGGTTTTAATTCAGGTTGGGTTGTTTCTGGTGATGAAATAGTTTTGTGGGAACATAATGTACCAAAACCTTCAATGACTAAAATATTAGAAGCATCAGAAATTTGGGATAGCAAACAAATAGCATCAGAAACAGAGGCACAAGCCAAGCGCCAAGCCCTGCTAGACAAACTAGGCATTACAGAAGATGAAGCCCGCCTACTCCTTGGAGGTAACTAATGTCACGAAGTAGAAATGTAGCAGACACCCAAGACAATAATGGTGGTGCGGTACCTCCATTTGCTGCTGGTAAGAACAAGATTATCAATGGTGACTTCTCAATTAATCAGCGTGCATTTACAAGCACGACCTCCATTAGCACCTATCTTTATGACAGATTTACTTGGAGTGGGGGTTCGTTTTCTTCTGGTGCAACTGTTTCTGCTCAAACTTTTACACCAGGAACGGCACCTGTTTCAGGATATGAATCAACAAATTATTTAAGAATGGTTACTGCATTAGTAGGTGCTGGCACATCAACACAAATCTATTTTTTACAAAGAATTGAAGATGTCAGAACCTTTGCTGGTCAGACAATGACAGTATCATTTTGGGCAAAAGCAAATTCAGGTACCCCTAATCTCGGTTTAAGGTTTAATCAAAATTTTGGTTCAGGTGGTTCATCTTCAGTATTTGGACTTACGGGAGCAGTAACTGCTATTTCAACTTCGTGGGTTAGGTATTCTTTTACGGTAACTTTGCCATCTATTTCAGGCAAAACTATTGGTACAGGTTCGTATTTGGAGTTTAGAATTTATATTGTTGCAGGTTCAGCAGTTGGAGATGTCGGCGCTGTTGGATTGCAAGATAATACTTTTGATTTTTGGGGAGTACAGGCTGAGGCTGGTTCAGTTGCTACCGCTTTCCAAACAGCCACAGGCACACTCGCAGGGGAGTTAGCCGCTTGCCAGAGGTATTATTATCTTCACGCAAGCACTTTATCTAATCGCGCTATTGGTATGGGTTGCTATGTTTCAAGTACAAGCGCAGTACTTGGATTCAATCTTCCAGTAACTATGAGAGTCACGCCAACCGCAACCGTTGCTAGTGGAACTGATTACTACAAGTTAGATAAAACGCCTACGGAAGATTGGGTTAATGACTTTAGCCTCGCTACAACTTCCAGTAATCGTTATGTATTGTTGTTCAACAATACCCAAGCATCAGGAACCGCAGGTGGCGCTTTCCCTGTATTTACTGATAATGCAAGTGCTTCAATAGCCCTTAGTGCGGAGTTATAAAATGACAAGACAATACATAGCAGTAACAGATGAAAATACAGGGCGTACCATTATTTCCTATGAGGAAAATGGATTCAAGTATTCTTTCTTAGACGACCCTGCAAACTCAGACTATCAAGCATATCTTCGCTGGCTAAACGGTGAAGAAGAACAGAAAGGTATGTAGTAACTAATGGCTACAGTAAGCAAAGTCCTTGCTCGCACAGCAGCAGCAACGACATCAACAACCCTATACACAACCCCAGCAGGTAGCACTGCGGTGGTTACTAACATCGTCATCTGCAATCCAACAACGGCAGCAGTGACAGCATCATTGGCTATCAATAGCATTGACTTGCTAGGCAGCGTATCTATTGCTGCCAATACATCTGCCTTCTTTGACTTGAAGCAGGTAGTACCAGCAACACAGGTAATCGCTGGAAGCGCCTCATCTACATCGGTTGACTTCCACATTAGCGGAGTGGAGATAGCGTAACTATGGGTATTTCAGTATTTCCTGCGCC